GGGTATCTGGTTATTGTTGTCATCAACCTTCCAGATCGTAACACTGAATTCCACATCATTCCTGCCAGCAAGGCGCGATTGCGTATGGACCCACAACTGGCTCGATGGAATCGGAGAGAAGAACGGGCCAACAGACACGCCAGCATTCTGCATGAGAATAAACTTGGTGGTGTTGATGGTTGCCGACTCTACCGGTATTCCGCTGGCAGCATTGAGATTGTTGAAGGTAAAGGTGTAGTAGTAGACAGGATTGGTCACCGCACCGTTGTTTGTCTCAGCAAAAGCGATAAGGTTCGCGTCGATGGTGACATCCTGTGTCACTGGTCCGCTGGCTGTAGGATATGTCACGTTTATAATGAATCTTACAGGTGCAGGCTTTGGCAGATCGCGGAAGAAATCAAAGGATGACTGCTTAACGATTTTCATCGCTATCTGGCCACCGGAGTATGTCCCGCTGATAACCGTATTCGCAGTAGCAGACTGCTGCGGCACAGATTCGCTTTCGTTTGGTCCCGGTAACTCCTGACCGTCAACGTCGTCGAACTGGTAACCCTCAGTGACCGTGGGTATCACCTGCCCCGGCTGATAAATCGTGTAGGTGGAGCCAGCCATTGCGCCAAGGTTAGATTCCGAGAATCGTACCGAAGTAATGTCATATTTACCCAGCCCAAAACACATCAACTCAGTGACGTATTTAATGCCCGGGTCCTCATCTCTTGTCTTCACGTACTCAAACATCGACTCCTGAACCAGATCAGGATAAGCACGCACCTGGCCGAAATTATCCGGTTTAGCCTCACCGTTTCGGGCGATGTTTGTCTGCCCTTTCAGGCTGTTGTTAGGAGAAGTTTTGCTGTTACCGGCCGCCGCAGTAGCGTTAGGCTGTGGCATCAAACCTGAGATCACCTTTTGGGTGAACTTGATAGGGTTCAGGTGCTCAAGCGGGTTAAGAATGGTGCCGACAAGACTGCCGCTCTTGGGCTGGTCGAAGATGATTACCCTGTCATTGTTTTTCAGCTCAAAGGCAAGTTCATCATCAGGCTGAAGTTCGGATCCGTTAACATTAATTCTGACGTCCCGGTGAAATGACTCGCACTCCAGCCAGTCAGAAAAAACAGTACCTGTTGATACCTCCGCTCTCTCTTTAGGAAGCCCCGGCACCCGCTGAATTTCGATTATCGGCATAGGTAAAGAACTCTACTTTGGTGAAAAGCTTCTGAATGGTTCGGATTGCATCAGAACGGACATGACCGCTCTCTCCACGGCTGTGCACCGCCCGGCCATCAACAATCAGCCCGACATGCACCGGGCGACTGCCGATCCAGGCAACGAAGATACCGTCATCGACGAATGTCGGTGTATGCCGCCAGAACACAACATCAGCCTCGTAGCAGGTCAGGAAATCACTTCCGGCTTCGTAGTCCGGCGCCTGGTGCAATTCGATTCCCAGCACATGCCGGTAATAAAGAATTACGATGCCCCAGCAGTCAGCAGCCTCAAATGAGCAGGCGCGATTTCGCCAGGGCATTCCGGTGACCCGGGAAAGGAATTCATCTTTAGACATTCTGCAGCCCCGGATACTCTTCGACCGTATACAGCCGGCCGACGTTACGGTTGAGTGGGTTAATGCGCGTCAGGCGACAGGTAACGTCCATGTCATCCATTGAGCAGTCATCAACATAGAGCGTCCACGACTTGATGGGTGTATCCATGTCTGCCGCGTCGAACTCCTGATAAGTTGCTGATATAGGTGTGATGCGTGAGTGCGCCTTCCAGAGCTTCAGTTTCTGCTTGAAGTCCTGAGCAAGCCTGCTGAACTTAACCGTTCCGTCGAGGACTGGTGTGTTGCTCTGCTGGCTCTCAGTGACCTCCATTCTGCATGGCGTATAGATCTGACCGCCCAGTGTCTTGGGGAATATCTGGTTGTTGACCAGCCTGACATAGCCAAACGTCGCATTGTAGAAGGTTAGCGTCTCGTAAAGTATCCGGTTTGGGCGCCGGCTCTGAAACTCTCTCAGTGTCGGCATTATGGAGCCCTCGGAAGACTTTCCGGATCACGCCCATCCGGATAACCGGTCACAACAATATCCAGCCATGAGCCCCACGGTGGCGGCAGCTCAACAATGATGTCGTCAAAGTCGTCATCTGAGTTGACCAACTTCCGACACACCACGTCACCGCTCCAGGTGAATACGGAACCGCTCTGCGACCACGTAGGCCATGACAGGAAGTGCAGCTCCTGCACCTCAATCCCTGCATCACCCGTTCCGGTACCGAGCGGCATCGTGAACCACTGATTGCCGTTATCGAGATAGTTAGGGCTTCTGAGCCATTGCATGAAGGCCCGGTGCTGGTCTCTTGTGAAAATCCATGTAAGGGAAAGCGTGGTCTTCAGGTCATCGGTTAGCTTCTGGAATATTGGCGCCCCTACTGCTGGCTGGTCGGTACGAAAGCCAGTATCAGTAGACGGTGTCTTGCCCTTCTGAGCCAGAGGGAGCCAGTCTGGATATGGAATTGCCATGATTAGCTCCTTGCCTTGCGTGGCGCCTGATGGTTTTGCTGAATGGCCTGGCTAACCCGGCCACCCTGATTGATATCTGCGACTATCATCTCTATCGTCACGCCATTGCCGTCCTGGGTTGCCTGTGCGTCCACCGTGGCACCGGTATAGTTCTGAACATTAAGAGTGATCGGGACCATGCCACCGCTGCCGCTGGTGAGGTCTTTATTGCTGATGACCTTGCCGTTATCGCCGGGGATCATGTACTGCTTACCGGTACTCGCTCGGTAGATTTCAGGCATACCGCCCTCACCCACCTGGTACATTGATCCAGCGGAGACAGGACCGCCGTTCTTTCTACCGCCACCATAGTTCATTGACGATATTTGACTAACCAATGCGGCACCCTGAGCAGCTGCAGCGGCGATTGCTGGGATGTTTGCGGGCCAAGGCAAAGCGGCGGCGTTACTGATTGCCATAACTAAGTTCATGCCAGCCTGTGCAATCATGAAGCCCTTGCTAATTGCAAACATCGCCTTGTATGCACTAGATGCTTCACCTGAGTAGTTTCCAATGGCATCTGCCATGCTTCCGAAAAACTGCTGCGTGCTGCCAAGAGTGCTGTTAAAAAATTGGCGCTGCTGATCTATCTCATTTTGCTGTATTTGTAGTCGGCGGTCTGAAGCTTCCTGGGCAATCGCATCTTTAGCCTGCTCATACGTTTGCTGGCTAATGAGATCAGCGTCCCGGAACTGCTGATATACATCAAGCTTTTGTTGCTCCTGCAGATTCACTTCCGCAAAGGGGTCTTGCGCACCGAATGTCATTCCATCATGTGGTGTCGCTTTGTCCTGCGCTATTAATTGAGACGCAGCCTTATTAGCCTGTTGCGCTTGAGCTTGTTGCTTAAGTGCATTTGCTGTATCCCATATCTTTGCAGCGTATTCTCCTGCAAGTCTTATCTGCTCAAGGGTGGCGTCTTTGCCCAAGGATAATTGCGCATTTAACATGGCCTGCGCTTTCGATAATTCTCCAGTACTACTGGCTGCCAGTTCAGATTTCTGCTTCAGTTCGTCAAGTTTGGAATTAACCGACTCCTGACCCTTTGCGTATTGCTCTGCGTCTTTCTGCGCAGCAGATTTACCAGCCTTAGGCTTGCTTCCAGTGGCGGTGGTTTTAATCTCAATCGGCTTGGTATTCGCTGCCACCTTTGATGCTTTAGTCACCGCATCGAGGTCGCCGACAAGCAAAGCAGCTTTATTGCTTACACCTGCGATCGCTTTGGTCTGGGCTTCCCACCCATCAAGACCCAGCCAGGAATACGTGCGAGCCCTGCGTTCAAACATTTCGGCAGTGCTGTTCAGATCTGATATCTGCGCAGCTGCGGACGCTGTCTTTCCATTAAGGCGGTCAAGTGCAGCAGCAATTGAGTCAATCACTGCCACAAGGCCGTTGCTGGCACCTGTCGCCTGGTTAACAGAGTCGACCATAGACAGGAATGAGTTTGTCAGCGCTGTATTGGCTTGGGAAAGCGTGCGTGGGAGTTTCTCGAATTCTGCGTTGACTGCCCCGGTCTGTTTCTGGATGGCGTTGAGCGCATCTTCTGCTGTCAATTTCCCGGCCAGCATAAGCTGGCGAAGTTCACCGATACTTACGCCCATGCCTGATGCGATTTGGCGCGCCAGTTCCGGCATTTGTTCAAGGATGGAGTTGAACTCCTCCGCTCTTACAACGCCAGATGAAATTGACTGGCCAAACTGACGGAGAGCGTTAGCCATTTCCTCTGTAGAGGAGCCGCCGATGCGGCCTATCTTCTGGAGTGTCTCGGTAAGCTGCAGAACCTGCCCGTTAGTAGCGCCGGTATCCTTCAATGCCGTGCTAAGTGACTCCCAAAGCTTTTGAGTTTCCTGAAGAGAACCACCGGTGGCAGAGCTGATATTCATCAACGTCTGCATGGTTTGTGATGCTGACTCTGCACTACCAGTTAATCGCTCAATACGTGAGTTCAACTGACTCATGTTGTCAGCGGCAACAAGGAAAGCTCGACCCCAATCGACAACTATTGAGGCCGCAATTGCACCGGCAATTTTGTTGATGCTGGTATGTAGTTTCTCAGCTGAATCAGCTGCTGAACCCGCATCTTTACCAAGCTTGTTAAGAGAGCCGCTGGTTTTATTGATATTGCCTGACGCCTTATTGGCGTTCTTCGACATTTCTTCAAGGACAATGGATGCCTTTCGGCTTCCAGTAACCATTTTGGCTGTTTCGATATCTACGTCGTAATAGAGATCGCCAATGTTTTCAGAAGCCATATCATCTCCAGGCAATAAAAAACCCGCCGGAGCGGGTCAGTTGTTTATGGCTTATTAGCATTTTCGGCGCTGGCTCTTCTCGCCGCTTGCCTGGCGAGATAGTCATCTGCAATTTTGTCGTACTCTTCCCGCGTAAAACCTTTCTGATCCGGATATTTCGCCGCGAGAAGAAGTTGAAACTTTGTCATGGTCAGCCTGGCGGCTTCATCTTCACTCATTTTGAAGTGAGTCTGAGCAGAAACAATGTAATCTATGGCCCGAAACTCTGCGGTGGCCTCCCCTGACTCGTGTCTCTGCAACTTTCTGACCTTTGCTTTTCCAATCAGGCCATGCTGCATCAGTTGCTGCGCCAGTATGACTATGTCACTCTCTGGCATCGCGCCAGGCTTATAAGAAACCACTCCATCATCCTCGACCCATTCGCCAACGAGATATGTAATATCCATATCGCAGCAGCACTGAAGTATTCTCATAGCCTCTGCAAGCAGGTTATCTGCTGCGCGCTTCATTGAGCGCTCGAACAAAGATGGATGAACTGTCTCATTAGCCAAGATTAGATCGATA